AGCCCATGGAATACGTGAAATATGACCCAAAGCAGCGCGCAGAATTTAAAAAGAATCTAAAGCGTCTAATGGACGAAAAAGGAGTCACGAAAACACAGCTTTCAAAAAAGCTGGGCTGGTCCTATAACACGATCGATTACTGGATCCGTGGGGATCGCGTACCAGATAAAACAGGAATTGAGGCTATATGCGATTATTTCGGGATCTCGGACGTGGAACTATTAGGATCTGAAATGAAAGTCCGTACCTTCGCTTATTATAAAAACGATACGCTTATCGCGTTTGGCACCATGGAAGAGATCGCAGAACAAACTGGTCGAAAGATCGAATCGTTGCGGAGCTTGCTTTGCAACTCAAAGCGATTTAACAAGACAACGAAAACATACATGATCGAGCTCGAGGACGATAGACGATACAAGCTAAAATTCAAGCAGTCGTTCACAATCGACGAGTTAAATCTCAAAGGGATCGGGTGGTTGTTAGAAAGTCCACTCGTAGAAGTAGAAGAGGTGGAAGAATGAATAAACAGGAATTGATAAAAATTTATGAGAACACTAGCTGTACTCTTATTTCAATTAATGGAGTTTTGGAAGATCTCAGACAACTAGACGAACCACAATCTATGAAATTAAAAGACGTTATCGCACGAATTAAGAAGCTAGATCTTGGCTCACAAGAATTATGGCTCAACGAAATTTTGAATAAGTTGGGTAGTGATTATGGATCGCTAAAATATAGAGCTGGATATGAGCAAGGTAAGTTTGATTGTGCTATGGAGCGTGATAAAGTCACAGTCCCGCAGTTTGTGGCGGATTGGTATGAAGCTAACAAAGATGATTTTGAAACCAATCTATTCAGAGCTGTCGATTTAATCCCTAGTGACTACGAAGAAGGCGATTTGAGCGAATTTGAAGAATGGTTGGTAGATAACCACACAGAACCTTTCCAAACGCTTGTTAATATGCACCAATTCGGTTACGTTGTCAAAAAAGAAAGGCGGTATACAGTAAAAATGAGAACAACAAAGCAACCGCTATTTTATAATAATATGTACGAGAAAACATTTTTTTCTTTGGGGGACTTAGCTACTCGATTTACATGTGAAGAACTAGAAAAACTTGGGCTTGGTTGGGCGTTTGATTGCCCAGGAATTGAAGTTGAGGAGGTGGAAGAATGAGTACAAATTTATTAGATGAAACAGTAGAGTTTCTAAGAAGATATGGTAGAACACTGGATGATGTTTTGTATATTCAAGGTGATGATTTTGAGATCACAAAAGAGAACTTTGAGACAGTAGCTAAGGATACAGAATATGATTCTGGTTATGGTGCTCAACATGTGCCAAAAGACCTTGTGCTAGTTGGTGAAGGCTGGTGGATTGAACGCTATGAGTATGATGGTGCTGAATGGTGGGATTTTAAGAGGATTCCAGCAAGGAAACGATACATGAAGAACATCACAAACCTGCATAAAGGTATGTGGGATACCCTTAAGGAAATGAATGAGGATTAAACATGAGTAGACCAAGAAGATATCCATACTCTAAGAGTCAGTGGGAAGAAGAAACAACTCTAGTATTTTTGGGTGACAAATACCTTGAATTAAAACTTGAGCGAAATAAAATCACAAAGGAGTCAAGGCAATGTCATTAAATAAAGCTAGAAAACGATTGATTAGGAAATATGGTAAATTATATAACAGCCATCCGATAGGTTTAAAATTTAGTGTAGATGGTGGCAAGACCTTTGTTGCCCTAGGGAATATTGTTGAAGATTACATTCCAGAGGCTAGAAACATTACTTGTGGAAATATTAACGCAAGTAAATTGTCGGTTGGCGAATTTGATTTTAGAAACTTTGAAATAACTATCAACCAAGCAATTTCCAAAGAGGAATTAAATAGATTGAAAAGGTGTACTTTGGTAGTGAAATGAACTTACAAAATTTTATCTACATACTATTCGCACTTGTCTGGCTCTCTGGCTTGATCTGGGCTGGTGTGATTGCGTTCAAAAATAGAAAGGATAAGCATGAATAAACTATTTTATACAATCCTCGGCTCAGTCTCGCTGCTATTTCTGATCGTGTGCATTAGCTTAAACACACGGATCAATGAATTAAATACTAAATGCCACGATCTCGAATGGACAGTACAAGAGCATGAGCTATCTATCCAGCGAATGGCTGAGAAAACCAATGCGCAGGATGTGATTTTGAATAAGCTAAACAGCGAGTACCAGATGCGAGAACGGCAACGTGCGAAGGAACTGAAAGAGGTGGCAGATGCGAATGGAGTGGGTGGATGAATATTAAAACACGTTTAAATAATCTGAAATACTTTGATACAAAATTAAACTCACTTCGACAAGAACGAATAGCGTTACGTGCTGCAGTTCAAAAAGCACAGATTTATTCAGATGAGCCAAAAGGTAGCAAGCAAGGCAACAAAACGGAAGATTTAAACGTCCGAATTATCACAGAATCCGAACGAATTGACAAAGAAATGGAAAAACTTTGGAATGAACGTAATGAAACTGCACAAGCAATTGAATCCCTGGAAGATCCGCTTGAAAATGTCGTCATGCGCTGGTATTATATCAATGGTTGCAGTCGTTTTGAAGTGATGCGGAAGGTCAATTGTTCGAGAACAACTTTCCATCGTGTAAAAAAGTCTGCAATTGAACACCTTGAAGCTAAAATATGAGACCTTTTAAACTTTTTGGGACTTTTAAAGTGGTATTATGTTATTGAGGTTAAAAACCATTAACGGTTAGTTAAAATCATTGTGAAAATCTCCTTATATTTTAATCTCGAAAGAGTCGGCATCGGTCGGCTTTTTTATTTTGTTTTGGAAAGGGGTGATGGAAAATCGCCAAATTGTCACTGAGGCAACAACGATTTATAGATGAGTACATCATCTCTGGTAATGCTACTCAAGCAGCGATCAAAGCTGGATACAGCGAAAAGACTGCTGGTAGGATAGCTGGTCAAAACTTGAAAAAACTTGAAATTAAAGCCTATCTGGACGAAAAGATGGCTGAATTGCAAGCTAAGAACATCATGAGCGCAGAAGAAGCTCTAAGCATCCTGTCTGACATTGCGAGAGGGAAGCGTGACGAGGAAGTCTTGCTGATGGACCCTACAACTGGTGAGGTTCGCAGGCTTACGAAAAAAGCCGATAACGCAACAGTTATTAAAGCTATTCAAGAACTATTGAAACGATACCCAACTGCTAAACAAGCAGAGAAACTAGAACTCGAAATAGAGAAGTTGAGGACGCAGATGGAGCAAGGTGTGGTTTCGGATTTGAATATCACAATTATAGACGAGTGGACAAAAGATGGAAGTTAAGATCCAGAAAAACATCAATCCTCATTTTAAAAGCGTCTGGACAACTAGTAAGCCTTACAACATTCTGAAAGGTGGACGGAACTCTTTCAAGTCTTCAGTAATAGCCTTATTACTGGTTTATATGATGATACCTTTCTTAACCGCTGGTAAAAAAGCGAATGTGGTCGTTATTCGTAAAGTTGGTAACACTATTCGGGATAGTGTATTTCTAAAAATACAATGGGCTTTGAATAAGTTTGGGTTATCCGGACGGTTCAAGGCTACTGTATCGCCTTTTAAGATACAAGACTCAGTCACAGGGTCTTGCTTCTATTTCTATGGTCAAGACGACTTTCAGAAGTTGAAATCGAATGACATAGGGGATATTATAGCGGTCTGGTATGAGGAAGCTGCGGAATTTAGTAACAAAGAAGATTTTGACCAGTCAAATGTGACCTTTATGAGACAGAAGCATCCAGATATTGACTTTGTGAAGTTCTTTTGGTCGTACAACCCGCCACGAAATCCATATAGCTGGATCAATGAGTGGGCAGAAGAATTGAAGAATAACGAGAATTATCTTGTGCATTCGTCGTCTTATTTAGATGATAAACTAGGCTTTGTCACGGAGCAAATGCTGGAAGATATCGAACGCATTAAAGAGAATGACTACGACTACTACAGATACATCTACCTGGGAGAGCCGGTTGGACTTGGTACAAACGTGTATAACATGGAGCTGTTTAGGCCAACTACAGAAGTACCAAGTGATGAACGTGTTATCGGTCAATTCTTTGCAGTTGATAGCGGACATCAACAATCTGCTACGACGTGCTTGCATTTAGTTATGACAAGTGCTGATAAGGTTTATCTAATTGATAACTACTACTACAGTCCAGCGGGTAAGACACACAAGAAAGCTCCAAGCACGCTATCTAAAGACTTGCATTATTTTGTGACAGAGCAAGCGAAGCAATTTCCAAACGCTCCTATTCTCAATATGACGATAGATAGTGCCGAGGGCGCGTTGCGTAATCAATATTTCGAAGACTTTGGAGAGCGCTGGCATCCGGTAGCTAAGAAAAAGAAAATCGTCATGACTGAGTTT